GATAGAGATAGATATAGAGATAGTACCTACTATTGATAGATGCCACAATAACTATGCTGAGTGTGATGGTGATAGGAATGCTGCTAATATTATTCTATCAAGAAGAGATGAATATAATGAGCTGTTTAGTGAGAAGCTTATGGCACTTAATGTGGCACATGAGTTAGTTCACGCTAAGCAATTTATAAAAGGTCAATTGAAAACAAAAAATAACAATCAAGACTATTGGATGGGTCGTAGATGTCTAACTAAGAGTACTAATCGACAGCCATGGGAAAAAGAAGCATATAGTATGGAAGAACAATTAGTGGAGCTATTCTGGTGAAGCGACATAATGTATTGATCTACGGTAAAGATTTATGTCCTTTGCAATGGCAGATATTTAATATATTTGCTGCTGAGCATAGATGCTTTATGAAAGATAGAGTACATACACCATGGGGCGCTTCTATGTTAAATAGAGAGCTATCAAGTCACCCATCTATTACTAAAACCTTATATATGCCGGTTGAGATAGTTCTAATAACTAAAATAGACGATCATTACTTTGATGAGCTCTTAGGAGAGATTGGAACAATAGGTAAAGGTGCTAAAGTACTAGTGATGGATCCTGATGGAGAAGAGCTGACTAATGAGATGATAAAGAAGCATGATAATGTATCTATTTCTTATTGCAGTTTAAAGTCTCCTAAATCTCCTGAAGATCTGTACTTCTATGATGAGCCAATAAAGATTGAATCACATATCAAACAATTCTGGACTGACTTCTTTAAGTTTAGTCTATATAACGTGGAAATACTATGACAACAATATTAATAACAGGAGTGAAAGGCTTTATAGCTAGCAATGTAGTAGAACATTTCGCTGGTAAAGAGGGTTATACTCTCATGGGATATGAAGGACTTAGCCATGACATGCATAAAGTTAAATGGCATTTACAACCTGATATTATACTTCATCTTGGAGCAGAAGCTGGTGTGAGACGATCACATGAAGAGCCAGATCTGTTCTGGAAAAATAATGTAGATGGCTTTCAAGCAGTGTTAGATCTAGCCAATGATTTTGTTAAGACACCGAGAGTCATCTACGCCTCATCTTCATCTATATATGATTGGCACATGTCTCCCTATGCGACAACAAAGAAGATAAATGAGCAGATGGCTAGTCAACAGATGCCTGATAACTCATTAGGATTAAGATTTCATACAGTCTATGGTAAGAACTCTCGTACAGATATGTTCTTCGATAAGGTTATAAACCATCCAGATACTATAGATTATGTAACAGACCATGAACGTGATTGGACTCATGTAGAAGACGTTGTCTCTGCTATTGAGGTGATCATTGAGAAAGGCCAACATCTTACCGGTGCGATTGATGTTGGTTGTGGAATGCCTTGTAGTGTAGCCGATATGGTTAAACACTTCACAGGTAAAGATGATATCCCGACTAAAGAGGTCACAGGAGAGCGTGAGAAAACTCATGCTAAGCCTATAGAGCTCTTGGAGTTAGGATGGAAACCTAAGCACTTTATATTAACAGAAAACCCAAAGGACTATGAAACCATTTAATAAAACCCACAGACCAAGACAGCCGCTAAATAAAGGCAAATTTCAGAAGAAGAAGTACGAACCTAGTTTCGATCAATTGATGAGAGCATTTAAGAAGAAGGCTGAGAAATCAGGCATCATTAAGGAATGCCGGGATAGAGAATACTATGAAAAGCCAGCAGCGAAAAGAAGACGAAAGAAAAATGAGCAGGTTAGAAGGGCGCAGAAGGCTCTCCGAATGGAGCGCTCGCAATTCGCGCGTGGAAGGCTCGGTAACGTCAGGTAAAATGAAGTTAACTTCCAGTAAAACCATGAAGTTCGGTCTTAATGATACGATCATAGGCACAATTATGAATTGGCCATTGAATGTATTATTGTTCTGGATTGTAGCACAATATCAGATAGGTCCAGTCATGGCAGCAACTATTGCTACCGTGTTCTTCTTCATCTTAGCAATTATTAGAAAAGCAATAGTAGCATATTATGTTTTTGAGCGTAAGCCAAAGCCAGAACCCTACGATGCACAAGCACCAGAGAGCTGGGGAGTATAGATATGGCGAAAGCAGCAAACAGAAAAATAAATAAATCGTTAATCAACGGTACAGGTAGAAAATGTACATCAATAGGTATAGGCGGTAGAGGTCGCAAGACTAAAATTGGTATGTCAACGATGAACAAAAGTAAAAAACGCTCTATGAGCACAAATCGAGGACAAGGATAATGCCACCAATTAAATTTAAACCATCACAAACAATCAAAGACAGAACAACTGGTAAGCTCAGAACAGAGCATTACTATATTAAGTCAATGAATAAGTATCAGCTCTTTAAAGAGATTAACAATAAGAGCACACGACCTAAGACCAGACAGAAGCTACTCAATGAGCTTGCTAGAAGAAGAATCGAAGTTGTATGGAACGAACCTAAGGAAGCATAGTGCCATCAAAGAATGATATAACAGGCGATGAGATAAAGTCAAAAGGCTTTTCTTCTGACTATGAAGACAACTGGACTCTGATCTTTGAGAGATGTGCTGAATGTAATGTACAGACGAAAGGTCAAGGTATAGATGTAAAGTCAATAGAGACGAATAAGACAATGAAGCTATGTCAAGCATGCTATAATATTCTAACTGGTATAACCACACAAGTAGAAAAGCAAGACTCAATGACAGATCTAAACTGGGATGGTAAGTGAGCGAATTAATCAAGCAAGATAATGATTCACTACAAGATGTAATCATTGAAACACCAACTGGTGAGCTGTCAGTAAAAGAGATACAGAACTCTAAGAGAATATATAAGAGTGCTACTCCTACAGGCACACCTGATTGGTATCTTAAGTGGGCAAGCTCTATTGTTGTTATGTGTGCTATGTCGATAAGAGGCATAGAAGGTTTACAGCTATGGGACTTAGGTCTATCTATCATTGGTATAATAGGATGGCTTGGTGTATCTATTATATGGAAAGATAGAGCTCTCATTGTTCTCAATGGTGTAGGCTTATTCTTACTACTAAGAACCCTTATACAGACGTTAATGGCATGACATTTAATGATGTAATGAAAGGCCTCATGCAAGGTGAGTGCACAATAAAGTATAAGAGCTTGATGACTGATGGTAATGAGCATGTGCGCAAGTGTAGACTTCCTAGCATTATAAAGCAACAGTCACAAGGTGATGTTGTAGTAGTATGGTTAGTTGACGAAGCGAGATATGAAGACATTAATATCAAATCAATAGTTGAACTATGGGGCGAGTGCTAATATAATATAGACATGTTAAAAAGAATCAAGCATTGGAAAGACGTGTGTAAGATACATTGGAAAGAGATAATAACTCTTGCAATTGGTCTTCATTGGTTAATGGATCTACTAATCATAGTTCCTATCAGTCTTGGCATTGGTTACCTATTTGGAGTACATGCACATTGAATATTTTTATATTAGATAACGACCCGGTCAAAGCAGCTCAGCAGCAATGTGATAAGCATATTGTTAAGATGGTATTAGAGTCCGCTCAAATGCTATCATCAGCTCATCGTATATTAGATGGAGAGCTAGAAAGACGTCCATCACTCTCCGGTAAGACCAATACTAAGTACTATAAGCTACCTGATAAACGAGAAGATACTCTCTATAAAGCAGTACATTTCAATCATCCTTGTTCTATCTGGACAAGAGAGTCACAAGCTAACTACGATTGGCATTACCTTCACTTCATAGCATTATGTAAAGAGTACGAGTATCGCTATGATAAGGTACATATGTGCTATACTAAGCTGGCAGACGTGTTATACGATAGTCCTAATAACATAGCTAACAAACCACAAACACCCTTTGCAATAGCGATGGGCTCTAATCCTGAATGTATCTTAGACGATGCTATCGAGAGTTACAAGAGCTTCTATCAAGCTAAGCAAGCTAACTTTAAAATGCTCTGGTCTAAACGACCTAAGCCAACCTGGTTTCAATATGTATGACAAGCCTATAGATATGGCCGAAGGCCTCCCGAAACAAAAGAGAAGCGAAGTCCCCGCTAATAAGCTAGAAATACGTCTACAAATAGATAGTACTAACGAACTACTCAACTACGTAGATAAGCTCAGAGAAGCCGCTATACTTGCTATACAACAAGGAACACCACTCGAGGTTATCAATGGCCCATCTAGATAGATACGGAGTATATCAAGTTAAGAGAGGCGAAGCTATCGTTTATATCGGTTCAACGACGCTACCGTTATCGGAACTTGAGAACAATCATAGACGATATAAGCTATACGGATACACGGAGTCAGAGTTTAGAAAGAACTTAAAGAGAGACGATACATTCGAATGGGCATTAGATAGACGAGAAACAAGCCGTAAAATGATCGAAGTAGAAGAGAGCGCTCTAATACGATACTTTAAACCGTTATATAATAAATGCAATCAATGGGGACAATATCCATGGAAGGCATCAATACAT